CAACCCGGGCCTGAGCGGCTACGACCTGCGCTGGATGACGCAGCTCTATCTCGAGTCCGTAGGCCGGGCGTATTGGTTGATCGAGCGCGACGGCCTGGGCGTGCCGGCCAGACTCTGGCTGCTCCGCTCGCACCTGGTCCGCGAAGTCGCCGACTCGACCGGCAGCCGCATCATCGACCATTACGAGTACGGCGGCGCCCGCGGCGCCCGCTATCAGCCGGCCGAGATCGTCCGCTTCCATTTCCCCGACCCCGAGAACCCCTATTTCGGCGGGTACTCGCCGTTGATGGCGGCGATCGAGAAGATCCGCATCAGCCGCAAGGAAGACGCGCATCTGAACGCCATGCTCGAGAACATGGGCCGGCCCGACGCGATCTGGTCGCCCAAGGGGGACAGCGAAGGGGGCGGCATCGGGTCGGCCGAGGCGCAGCGCATCCGCAGCGCCTTCCGCCAGACATTCAACATGGCCGGCCGCGGCGGGCTGATGGTCAGCGAGTACCCCGGCACGCTCCATCCGCTCCAATGGCCCCCGCGGGACATCGTCGAGATCCAGCGCGCCAAGGCGATCAAAACCGACATCTGCAACGTGTTCGGCGTCCCCGATGCCAAGCTGGAGCGCAACGCCGCGAATCTCGCCGGCGCCAAGACCGCCGATTACGCGCACAAAGTCGACGCCGGCCTGCCGCGCTTGCGCCGGATCGAGGAGACGCTCAACGCGCGACTGCTTCCGATGTTCGACGGCACCGGCCGGCTGTTCGTCGCCTACGACTCGCCCGTGCCGGAGGACGAGATCTTCGAGCTGGAGCAGGTGCGCACCGCCGGCCAGATCGGCGCGCTGACCCGCAACGAAATCCGCGCCTCCGTCGGCCTCGACCCGGTGTCCTGGGGCGAGCAGCCGCTCGTGCAGAACAACATGGTCGAAGTGGATCCGACGAGCGGAAAACCGCAGCATTTCGATGCGAACCAGGCAGTCAGGGAGCTGTCGGATGGACAGCGGGAGTTGGCAGAGGCGCAGGGCAAGCTTGTAAAGGCGGTGGAGGGCCTGGCTCAGCAGGTGGAGGTGGCGGTGCGGCCGAAAGAAGCGCCGACACCGGAGGTGTGCTCCGCGCCGGCAGAGATAACGCAAGCTGTGGAAGAAGTGGCTGATAGTGCAACTTGATTGTGGCACAGCCGCCCTCGGCTGTGTTCGACCGAAGGTCGAAATCTTTCCCGAAGACTTCCGCCTTGCGGCGGAACACAGCCGAGGGCGGCTGTGCCACAAATGAAGATCGCAGCGCTGGCGACTACTTCCTGGTTCTTCTCCATCTCCCGAAGGCTGTCTGACTCATCACGAACCCTATTCATGCTCAAACGCTTCGAAAACGTCGTCGAGCACGCGTCCACGGGCTTTCGCATTCCCGAAGCCCTGGCCCGCAGGATTGACGAGCTGTCGCGCGGGCTGCCCAGGGACTTCAGCTATCGCCGGCTCGCGCGCAAGAGCGACGAGTTCACGCTCGATCCGGGAGAGCGCACCGACGTCAGTTTCATCACCACCGATGCCCTCGACCGCGACGGCGAAGTCGTCGTTCCCGCGGGCGGCGACTGGTCAACCTACAACCGCGTGGTCACCTTCGCCCATCGCTACGACCAGCTCCCCGTCGGCTCCAACTGGTGGATTCGCGCTCGCGGCAACGGACTTGTCGCCAAGACGCATTACCCGGACAAGCCTCGCGACTGGGGCGATTCGCCCTGGCTGCCGTCGGCGGTGTTGCACCTGATGCAGCAGCCGGTCCCCACGTGCACCGGCAAGAGCATCGGGTTTGTGCCGCTCAACGTGCGCGGCGCGACCAGCGACGAGATCGCCAACCGTCCCGAACTTCGCGGCGTCCGCCTGATCGACCGCTGGGTCGGCGTGGAATACGCAGTCGTTCCGGTCCCATGCAATCCCGAAGCCGAGATGCAGGCGGTCGCCAAAGGGATGGAACTCGGGCTGATCGACGAGCCATTCCTGCGTCTGCTGTCCGAATCCGCGCCGGCCGCGCATCGCCGCCGTCTTGACCCGCTGCTGCCGATCCTCCATCAGCGCATCCGCCAGGCGATCCGTGAGCAGTTTCGGGAGATTACCGGAAAAGTCACATGAAAGAAGAAAGCAACCACGGAGTCACGGAGACACGGAGGCGCGCTCGAGGTCCGGAAGAACCACGAAGGCACGAAGTCACGAAGAAATAAAAGAATAGTTCGTCCTCTGCTTTACTTCGTGGCTTCGTGCCTTCGTGGTGAAACAATCCGACGAGTTGCCCTCCGTGTCTCCGTGACTCCGTGGTTGCTATTGATTGTTCCCGCCGGAGAGTGCAGTCCCGACGCTCGGGGCGGAGCATTCAGGCGCTGATACGTTCAACCGTCTCATTTCCGGTCCGAAACTGATCGCACATGGGACGTGAGCGCATCGAAGTCGGAGCGCAGCGGAGATCCCGGCGCGCCGGGGTCCCGATCCTTGGGGGACGAAAGAGGCTGCGCGCCGGAAATCGCGTATTGCCTCGTCATTCAGTCATTCGACCTTCGGATTTGATTCGTCATTCAAATTTCGAGTTTCGTCATTCGACCTTCTCTGTGCCCTCTGTGTCCTCTGTGGTTTAGAACCAAAAACGCCGGAGAGTGCAGCCCCGATGCTCGGGGCGGAGCACTCAGGCTGATACACCTCACTGAAGTTCAATACAGGAGAAACACTCAATGAAATGGAACCCCACCAGCAATGACCCCGCGCCGCAGCCGAACGAGGCCGGCGGCGCCGCTACCGACGTTCGCGCCTCGCTCGAACAACTCATCCAGTCGGCGGTCGCCGAGGGCTTCGCGGAATTGCGCAGGGACCTCGCGCCGGCCCGACGCTTCGTCAACCCGCTCGATTCCGATCCCTCGGGATTTCGCGTTCCGCTGACGGTCAAGCGATACAGCTCGCTCAAGAACTTCACGGGCCCCAGCGCCGACGAGCGGGCCTACCGCTTCGGCATGTTCTGCCTGGGCGTCTACGGCAAGAAGCAGGGGATCGACTTCTGCCTCAAGCAAGGCATCCCATTGATCGACGCCAGCGGGGAATCGCTCTCCGACGTGCAGACCAAGACCCAGCGGGAAAACGTCAACACCAGCTCCGGATTCCTCGTTCCCGACGAGTTCCAGAACGATCTCATCGACCTGCGCGAGAAGTTCGGCGTCTTCCGGCAGAACGCCAAGATCGTGCCGATGGCCTCCGACACGCGCTCGGACCCGCGAAGGGTGAACGGCGTCACCGCCTACTTCGTCGGGGAAAGCACCGCCGCAACGCTCTCCGACAAGCAGTGGGACCGCGTGCGCCTCACCGCTAAGAAGCTCATGGTGCTCACCAAGTATTCCAACGAGCTGAACGAAGATGCCGTCCTCAACATCGGCGACGACCTGGCCGGCGAAATCGCCTATGCCTTCGCCCTCAAGGAAGACCAGTGCGGCTTCATCGGCGACGGCACCAGCGGCTACGGGGGCATCGTCGGCGTCACCAACAAGCTTCTCCAGGTCGACCCCACCGGCACCAACAACCCCGCCAACGTCATGGGCCTGGTGGTCTCCAGCGGCACCGGCTACGCCACCAACTACAACAGCATCGTCCTGAGCGACTTCAACAAAGTCGTCGCGACGCTGCCCGAGTACGCCGACGTGCCCGGCGAAGCCAAGTGGTACTGCTCCAAGTTCTTCTGGGGCGCGGTGATGCAGAAGCTGGCGGTGGCCGCCGGCGGCAACCGCGTCACCCAGATCGAGGACACGCCCCTCACCAAGTCGTTCCTCGGCTATCCCGTGGTGATCTCGCAGGTGCTCCCGAAGATCTCGGCCACCAGCCAGGTCTGTTGCCTGTTCGGCAACTTGCGCATGGCCGCCCGCCTCGGCGACCGCCGCCAGACCACGATCCAGATGTCCGAGCACGCCCTCAACGCCTTCGAGCAGGACGAGGTGGTGATCCGCGGCACCGAGCGATTCGACATCGTCGTCCACGACGTGGGCGACCCGACCCCATCCGCCGGCCCCGCCAAGAGCAGTCAGGCGGGCAATGTCGCCGGGCCGATCGTCGCGCTGATTACCGCGGCGAGCTAAAGCTCGTGTTCTTTGTCCTTGGTCCTTTGTCCTTGGTCCCTTGTTCTGGCTCGGGGAGCGCTCCTTTCCGCCACAAAGGACAAAGGACCACGGACCAAGGACTATTCCCGAAAGGAATGATTCCATGATCGAAATCTCCCAAACCAAAAAAGTGCAATCCGTCTGGCCCCAGGCCCGGATCAACAACGCGGCGGTGAGCTGCGCCAGCGTCGACCGACGCGGGTTCGATTACGCCGTGGTGCGGGTCGCCATCGGCGCGACCGATACCGGCTTCACCACGTTCAAGCTCCAGGAGTCGGATGACAATACGACATTCACCGACATCACGGGGACGGATTACTCGATCGCGCCCCTGACGCTTCCGGCCAGCTCCAACGGCAACACGCTGTGGGAGTGGCAGGTCGACCTCCGCGGCGGGCGAAAGCGTTACCTCCGCCCGGCCCTGACGATCGGCAACGGAACGCTCGGCGCCTTCGTCAGCGCCGAAGTCGAGTTGTTCCGCGCCGAGCAGGCGCCGTACAACGCGAGCACGCAAGGACTGGCGGGGGTGGCCGTGGTGTAATGCAAATGCATTGCAAATTGCAAAATGTAAATTGCAAAATGCAAATTGACGCCCCGCGCGCTGGCTTTCCCTCAATTTGATTTTTGCAATTTGCATTTTGCAATTTGCAATGCCTCTTCTCTTCCGCTTTCAAGGACCTGCTCCCATGGCCACTCCCAGCTACCAGGACTACGCCGTTTTGTTTCAGAACCAGGCAGTCGCGGCGACTTCCGCGCCGGTGCCGTTCGCGGGGGCGGCGTCGGGGAAGGTCACGCTGACCATTCCCGCCGGCACCACCGCGACCGTCCGCACCGAATCGAGCGACGACGGAGGCCGCACCTGGGTCCCCGTCCGCTGCATGCGCGCCGACACCGAGCAGGACGTGGCCAACGGCACCGTAACATTCAGCAACGATGCCGGCGGCACGTACAAGCTCGTCGTCTCCGAACCCAGCGCCTATCTGCGGCTCAACATCACCTCCATCAGCGCCGGGTCGATTACCGCGTACCTGACCAACAGCCAGGGGTACGCGTTCCCGCCGGCCCTCAGCGCCACCGTCAGCGCGCCCGGCACGCTCGCCGACGGCGTGACGCCGACGATCAAGGCGACCGTCGCACCGTTCCATAACGCCGACAACCAGAACCTGGGGAGCGGCAACGGGCTGAACACGGGCGGCGTCGCGCAGTCCGTCAATCCCACCGGCACCCTCGACCGCCAGCGCGGCACCGGGTTCGACGGGATCTCCAACACCGGCATCGTCACCGGCACCCAGCAGCTTGCCAGCCCTCCACTGGCCGCGACCTTGACGCAAACCGTCACCGCCTCCTCCTCGCCGCAGACCGTCAGCGTGAGCGCCGTCAGCTTCACGTTCCGCGGCGTCGCGTATTCGTTTCAACCCAACTGCACCTACAACGTCGGCGCGGGCACGTCGAACCAGGAATTCGTGTTCGTCACTTCGGTGAACGCGAGCGGGAAGACGATCACCGGCGTGTTCAAGAACAACCACGCCAGCGGCGACCCGGTCTCGACCTACGCCTATTCGCAAGCGCGGGAGGCGACGATCCCGGACGGCAGCTCCCCGCAAGGGGTGCCGGCATCCGCGGCGAATTTCTGGAACGGCACGCTGAATGTCGGCGCCGGCGGGTTCGAGCTGGCGCGCTCCGCCGCGGGTGAACTCGACGGCGCCAGCGGCTCGGGCACCAACCTCGCCGCGGCGTACGAGTGGAACGGCGGGGGGCCGATCAGCAACGTCGGCACCATCTCCGGCCTCCAATTCGATCGCTCGCGCAACCTGGAAGCCAAAGGCCCCGGCGGCAGCACGCTCAGCGGGGCGACCGGTGCGGGCGCCACGTCGATCACGCTGAACGCAGCCTCCGGCCTTCAGCCGGGCCAGAAGCTCCGGCTCGATCGCAACGCCGCGACGGAAGAGGCGGCATACGTCGCCACCGGCTACTCGCCCGGCGCGCTCACGGTCCCGCTGCAATCGGCGCTGCAATTCGCGCATGCGAACACGTCCACCGCCGAGTGGGACACGCACGCCGCCGCCGGCCCGGGCCTGAGCGGGTTCACCCCGCACGGAGTCGGCATCGAGGAGGAGGCGCTGTTCAATCCCGTCGACGGAAAATATTACGTCGAACGCTCGGCCACGCAGGACGCGGTGCCGCTGGCCAACGTCGTCATGGAAGGCCCGGCCCTGTTCAACGGGACGAGCGGCGACCGGGCCCGGAGCTTGTCTGCTTCGGGAGACGGTCTGGGTGTGGAGCTCGCCTGCCAGCCGAGCAGCATCGCGACGGCCGCCGCTCCCGCGGCCAACACCGCCGCGACCATCACCTACGCCGCGGTGACCGGCCAGCAGCACCGTCTCACGTTACTCGCCGCCAGCTACAGCGGGGGCGCTCCCGCGGGCGGAAATATCACGGTGCAAGACGGGGCCACCACCGTCCTGTCGCTCGATGTCGCGTCCACTGGACCGCTCATCGTTCCCCTCCCGCCCGGAGGGATCAAAGGAAGCATCAACACCGCGATGACGATCACCTTGAGCGCGGGCGGCGCCGGGGTGAGCGGGAAGGTCTCTGCTGCAAAGCTCACTGCTTGAGAACGTGCCTTTGAAACTCGAATGACGAAATTCGAATGACGAATCAAATTCGAAGCTCGAATGACGAAACGGGTGGATCCATGGACCGGCCCCCCCTTGCTTCGCACTTGGGGCATTCGTTTCGTCCCCGAGGGATCGGGACCCCGGCGCGCCGGGATCTCCGCTGCGCTCCGACTTCGCTGCGCTCAGCATTCGGTCATTCGTTATTCGTCATTGATTCATCATTCGAAATTCGTCATTCCTCATTCCTACTCCCATGTCTCTCCCCGACCTCATCACCAATTCCCGCGCGACGCAGAACGCGACACTCGCGTCGCTGAACAGCTCCAATCCGGGCTATCTGGCGTCGCTGATCACCGCCGCCAGCGACGCGGTCCGGCGCGCCTGCAACCGCGACTTCTCGCAAATCTCTTACAGCGAGTATTACAGCGGCGGGATCTACATCCGCGAGCCGCTGCGGCTCCGGCAATTTCCCGTCCTGGAGATCACCCGCGTCGCGACCAACCCGCGTCCCGCGCTGCTCGTCCAGAACGTCGACAACGGCACAAATCAGCGGGCCACGGTCGAGACGACGGCCACGTCGCTGCGCGTCACGCGCATTGCCAGCGCGGCGACGATCAGCAACGATCTGCCGTTCACCACGTATCCAACGCTGGCGCTGATGGCATCGGCTGTAAACGCGCTGGGAGGCGGCTGGTCGGCACAGGTGATCGACCAGTTCGCCAACTGGCCCGCCGCCGACCTCAAGCCGCTTCAAGGCGCGGTGATGGCGCTGTACGGCGGGCGGCAGCTCGAGCTGTACACGGAAGACCTTCAGCCCTTCATCACCTGGCCGCCCGGCGACCCGTGGGGCGAGGAGGCCGGGTACCAGGCCTTCTGCGGCTGGCGGCTCGACGACGAAACCGGCGAGCTGTATGGCCGCCTCCCGCGCGGCCAACTCAACGTCCGCATCGACTACACCGCCGGCTTCGCGACCATTCCGCAAGCCGTCCAGGAGGCCGCCGTCCAGCTCGTGCTCGATCTGTACAACGCGGGCTTGGTGAACACGACGCTCAAAAGCGCCAAGCTCGGCGCGGGCAGCTTCCAGCTCAAGGACCAGACGCAGACTGCCGTGCTCTCGGGAAAGGTCAGCATGCTGCTGGCGCCGTACGTGGATTACAGCAAAGTGATCTTCAGATAGGCACGAAGGCACGGAGGCACGGAGGGGCAGAGGAACAACGGGACGGAGTGGCGGGTGGTCGCGGTTCACTTTGTCCTTCAGTCCCTTTGTCCCTTCCACCTCTGAGGCCGAAACGTGCCGGCTCGTCTGGAAATCGCTAACTGATAGGGCTAGTGTACCGGTATCGGTAGAGAGTCGTGACCCGCGCACTGCACGAGCGATCCGCAGCCGAAAAGCCGCCCTCGGGTGTCGCACCTCCATCGCGGCGCCGGCTGTGGCGACGGATCGTTGATCGCGTTCTCCGACGCAGTTGCTCGACGCCCCCCGCAACATTCGGTGGAATGACCTACGATGAGTTTGGCAAGTTTGCTGCCGAAAACCCTCCCCCGCAGGCCTGGCACGAACAAGACGTGAAGGACTTGCGCGGGCCGAATGGCTAAGCCACAACCGTCGCGTGGACCGGTGCCGAACGGCAATTCCGCGACTTCTTCTCCGTTTTCGCGGCTCGTGAAACCTCAACTCGTGACTACCACGGACAAAGGACAACGGACCAAGGACCAAAACTCGTGTCATTAACAGCCCTCCTCGATCAATCGCTCAATCTCGAGCGCCAGTCGGTGACGCTCGATGCGAGCGGCGGCTCTGTCCGCTCGTTCGCCGCGATCCTGACGGCGGTCCCCTGCGCCGTTGCGCCGGCAAGCGCCTCGGTCGTCGCCGACTACGCGCGGCGGGACATGATCGTGGACTACCACGTTTACACCACGACCGACCTGGACACGCTCCTCCCCGGCGGCGCCAAGCTCGGCGACCGCCTCACCAACGGCTCCGTCTACTACCTCGTCAAAGACGTCAAGAAGAGCGCCAACAAGCAGATCACGTCCGAGTTGCTGTATCAGCTCGATTGTGAAATACGCAAGTAATACGGCAGGCACGAAGGCACGGAGGCACGAAGGCACGAAGGCACGGAGGAATACAAGCCGCCGGCCGCCCCTCTTCGCCCTTTCCCTCCGGGAGAGGGCTGGGGTGAGGGGCTGGGTGAGGAGTTGTGTGGCACAGCCGCCTCGGCTGTGTTCGACCGAAGGTCGAAATCTAACGCGGAAGACTTCCGCCTTCAGCGGAACACAGCCGAGGGCGGCTGTGCCACATACGCCCTCACCCTGACCCTCTCCCGGAAGGAGAGGGGAAAAGGCGCCCGACTCACCGAGTTCCCTCCGTGCCTTCGTGCCTCCACTCTGCCTCTCTCGCCCACTACTGGTAATCCTCATGTCAAGCTACTTCTGGTCCTCCACCTCTTCCACCGACCCCACCCTCGGCGCCAACTGGACGAAATCCGACGGCACGACCGGGACCGCCCCGGGGAACGGCGATGATGTGACCATCGCGGCGATCTCGGGCGTTTCGCTGGCGAGCATCGCGGCGGCGGACATGTCCGCCGTCACACTCAACAGCCTCACCGTCAGCCAGACCTTTACCGGGACGATCGGCACCACCGCCACCAGCGGCACCTTCGGCTACTGGAAGATCGGCGCCACGAGTTGGAGGATTGGCACTCCTTCCACTGATGGGGCGACCGCGATCGGGTCGGGGCGGATCAAGATCGATTTTGGGGCCGCGGCGTTCACCGGGACCGTGCTGGCCACCGGAAGCTCGGCGGACGTCGGGCTCGAGCCGGTGCGGATCAAGGGATCGAACGCCGCCAACAGGTTATACGTGCTTGGCGGGCGCGTCGGCGTCGCGACCACCCTGCCCGGCGAAACCGCCACGCTGGCCGAGGCCGACGTGACCGGCTCGACCGCCGTGTGCGACCTGGGCGCGGGCGTGACCTGGACCAACGCCAACGTCGCCGCCGGCGGGACCCTCAACGTCAACAGCGGCAGCACGGGCGCGCTGTCCATCTCCTCGGGCTCCACGGCGACCGTTCAAGGCGCCGGCGCGATCGCGACCGTCAACGCGGGCGGGCCCACCTATCTGAACAACCGCCCCGCCAGCGGCGCCGCCGTCACCACGCTGAACCTGTACGGCACCGGCGCCGCCGACTTCTCGCAAAACCCGGCGGCCGTCACCGTCACCACGCTCAACCACTACAAAGGCGGCGTCCTGAGCGCCAACGCGGCCAACCCGGGCCACCTGACCGTCACTACACGCAACCTGGTCAACTGCGGCACTCTGACGGCCGGTTAAACGCAGAGACGCCCGGGGTTCTTGCCGTCACGCGGTGGGCCAGCGGCGCCGACACGTGCTAGAATTCGGTTATTAACCCGGTTATTAAGAGTCTATAGCACCGTTGCAGACTGATTTCGAGGCATTCACAGCGTCGCGACGGTAGAATCTGCGGGTCAAGCACGGAGGCTGCCATGCCCGGACCTGGAATTTACGGGCCCGATGCC